AAACTCGAGCCACTCCTCCTGCTCCTGTTCCTCCACCAGCACCAGCGCAAACTAAAACTCTTTCATACTTAGTCCCGAAAGTTTTCTTTAAAAAATCTAGAATGTCTTCATATCTGGTTCTAAAAACATCATCTGCCGCATCAGGATTTTTTCCTGCTCCGCCATCACCTATAAGAAGCTTATTTTCTTCAGGGATTTTAATTAGAGACAAATCTTGTTGTGCGGTATTTATAACACCTACTCGACGATACCCTAAATTCCAAAACGACTCTGCTAAACGAGAGCCTCCTTGACCCACTCCAACAATAGCGAAATTGAAAGCAGCATCATCAAATTGATCTTTAACTGAATCTTCAATAGGCTCGTCATCCGGTAAGGGAATGTCAGGTAGGTCGATTCCTAAATCTTCTACTTCAGCTGGAGCTTGAGACTCCGTAGGGGGAGTAGGTATCGCGGAGTCTTCTATTGGTGCTGGTGCTGCATTTGGAGCTTCTCCAGCGGTAAGAGAAGGAGGTGTTCCTTCTGTCGGGTAATAATCGTTTATATTTGTCTCACTCATCTTCTTCAAAACCTTCCTCTTCTTCCTTGGAAAAAGCTTGATTTATATTTTTAGAAAAAGTCTCAGAATTCATATCCTCCATAGCATCAGACCAATGACTAACTAAATACTGCAAAGACATTGCATTACGCTCGTCTTCCGCTTTAGAGTAAACTTGAGGATTTCCGTTCTCATCAAAATTAAAAAGCATAAAACCTCCACATGACCATTCACTCAACTGATCTAGTATATTATCGGGTATTCTTTGGGTTTCTTGTATGATCATATTTATTATTACACTGTTTTATATAGAAATTTCAAATTTCTGCATTATGTATTTTTTAGATAAAGAGGGTAAATCTTCTTCAAAAACTTCTAAAACTTTAAAATCATTACTTTCTAGCCACACTCTTTTATCATAATCTCGTTTAATAGAGCTTAAATAGTTAGCTCTAGAATTATTATGAAAAAATTTATTAAACGAATCATGCTGAGCCCCTTGAACTTCTACTGCTATTCTTTTGGTCATGTTAATCATGTCAACTTTCATTCGTGTACCATAAACCGGAAATTCTTCGTAGCAAATCTGACCCATCCAATGAGCCTTAAAAAACTGCTTTACTTCATATTGCAAGTTGGAACGACATTCTGCATCCCATTTTATTCTATACTTCTGGACACTCTTATACCTAAGTTTGCCTGAAATATCATAAAGCTTCACTTGCCTATTCCTTGCAAAGCGTTTTTAAGTTTAGCAAATAAATACTCACAAATCTTTTCTTCTTTTTCAAGATACTTTCTAAAATTATCCATACCTTGATGTTTAGATGCCATCTCAAGACCAGCTTCTTTCAATTCTTGAATAAGTTCTTCAGCTACTATAATCCATGCCCCTTTAGCTTCGGCCATTTTCCACTGTAAAAGCATTAATAGGACCTCGTATTCTACCCAAACACTACGTCCACCTGTACGACCATACTTAATTGGATACCGAACTATTGTTCCTGTTTTCTCATTAGAGCTTTTGCGGAAAATAATTTTACAGTAGTGGCCTTCAGGTTTGTCATCTTTTGGGGGGATGCTATCTCCGCCATATCTGGGCTGGAATTCTAGAATCCAATCTGAATAATGAAGTAAAGCATTTCCTCCAGAAGCATTAGTTAGTTTAGGGTCTGTTTTCTCATACTGATTGATGCTTACTTTACTCCTGACTTGGGAAATCATAAAACAAATATGCCCTTTTGTAGAAAGACCTAAAGCCATCTTCTTCAAGAAGTTAGAGCTTAATACGGAACCACCTGCGACTTTATCAGAATCTTCAAAAGACCGGTCCATATCTTTTTTAGGAACCATTGCGTCCATTGAATCAATAATAAAAAAGTATTTACATTCAGTGGGGTTGTTCATGATCAACTCACGCATTAATTGTAAGACGCTTTCAAAAATATTACTTTTATAAATGAATAACTTCTCTTCTGAAGTATTTAAACCTGAACGTTCTAGCATCTCGGGAGAAAGTCTTCCCTCTGATTTAATATAGACAACCATGCTATTTTCTATGGTTTCCTGAAAGTTCTTCGCAAAAGATAAAGCACAGGAAGTTTTTCCTCCCTCTGAAACACCTGAAGCACGAATTATTGACGGTCTTATACCTCCAGACATTTCAATGTCTAAAAGTAGACTACCACTAGATACAACATAATGAGGCTCCTTTTCAAAGTTAAAATGCTCGTCCTTATGATCATTTAAATAACTTTGGATTTGATCCAGAGGCGTAATACCTTCAACTATTTTCTTTTTTGCTGCCATATTTAATGAAATCTTTTAAAGTTTTAGTGTTTAATGAAATTTTTTTGTCCTCACCCAACTTTACGTCTGATACATCATATCTAACTCGAGGGGGTAAGTCAAGAGAAAATTTAGCGAACTCCAACTTTAGATAAGCTAAACCCTGTGGAGAAATAAACCACACTAAACTTTCCATGGCAAACTTTAAAGGGAGAGCTTTCCAAAAAATCTCTAATGGATACTTTTCAATTAGAGTTTTAGTGACTTTCATTTCTCTAGCGACTAAACCTTTATTTTTCCAAATAGCTTTTGGGTCCAATAAAAATTTATTTATAATAAATTGATTTAAAGTGGGCTTGCGCTTCCTTCTTGCCGCCATAGAGATAAGATTAACTCACATTTATGAGTTAGTGTCAAGTCTAATTATTTAAATCTTTTCTAACCATTCTTGAAACTAATTCTTTAAATGAAACTTCAGGTTTCCATCCTAACTCTTCTCGAGCAGGGTTAGAGTCTCCATAAAGAAGAGAAACCTCTGCTGGTCGATAAAATTCTTTATTGACTATTACGAGAACACCATCTTCCGATACGAATTTTTCATCTACTCCTTCTCCTACCCATTTTCCCTCTATACCCGCTTCTTCAAAAGCTAATTCTACAAACTCTTTAACTGTGTGAGTTTCATTACTTGAAAGAACATACTCTTTAGGTTCGGGCTGGTTTAACATCAACCACACGGCTTTAACGAAATCCTCAGAATCTGACCAATCACGTTTGGAATCCATGTTCCCTAACTCGATGGGTACAAAATTGTTTCCTTTATTCAAGAGTTTAGCTATTTTAGCGACTCCTTTAGTGATTTTTCTTGTCACAAATTCTTCCCCTCTTCGAAGACCTTCATGATTAAATAGGATAGAATGGATAGCAAAAAGATTATATGATTCTCTATAAACTTTTACTAAATGTCTAGCAGCAGCTTTAGATGCCCCATAAGGGCTTCTGGGTTTAATTGGGTGAGAAATGTCTTGTGGGCTATAATCTACATCACCAAACTCTTCTGAACTTCCAGCGCTATAAAAACGACAATCTGGTTTTAATTTACGAATAGCTTCAAGACAACGGATAACACCCAAAGCATTAACGTCAAAGACTTGGAGAGGCATATCCCAACTACAACCTACAAAAGAATTAGCCCCAAAATTAATAAAATAATCTGGTTGTATTTCTGATACTAATTTATTGATGGAAACCTCATCGGTTAAGTCTCCGCAACATAGGTGAAAATTAGGGAGATCTTTAAAATCATTTATGTTATCGAAGTTTGCATTAGAGCTTCTTCTCATCATCCCGTAAACCTGAACTTGCTCATCAAGAGAAAGGAGATATTCCGCCATGTTAGCCCCGTCTTGACCTAGTATTCCTGTTACAATTACTTTTTTCATATTTCTATATAATCTGTACAAACTGCATAACAATCATATTTATTCTTCCAATCGTTACCTTTATGCACTATTACTGAATTATCACCAACTTGTTCACCGGGAAAAGTCCAAATATATCCTTTGGAAGTTATAGTGAATTTATCAGTTTCATGCCAAAAACAATGAATATTATTATATAACATACTTTCCAAAGCTGCTAAATTCTTTGCGTGACACCATAAATTCTTATTTTTAAGAAATTTCCTACTAACCTTGTACCGAGGCTCATCATGCCCTAAAAAGAATTTATCAAACACTTTCCATACATCTATTTCACAGTTTAATCCTTTATCAATAACTTTATTTATTTGTTCAGGAGTGTTAGCTGTAGAATAGTCGGGACCAGTTAAATTAGCTCTGTGTGCTATAAGAATCATATTTTAAAAAACCTTTTCCTTTGTACCATTCATACCCTTTGTTTTTCCCCCAGTAATCATTACTGTCATCTTCATAAGTTTTCCACCCTATCTCTTCTGGGGTTATAAAGCTAAAATTAGAATAAAAATCTTTAGGTAAATTATTATAAAGATTCTTCATGCCATTCAAAGAGTAATCCCATGGCGAATTACTCCACCATTTTAAAAGATATTCGGTGGCTCCATACATTAAAAGATCTCCTATTATTTGTTGCTGTAAACA